TGCAATGCGCGCGCCGTAAGGAGGGAGCGCATTGAATCAGTCGAACCACCAGCGGATATTTAAGCACAAACCACCATTCGCCAAGCACTTGTGCAAGCCATTGCGCAAGGGTGGCGAGATCAACGGATCGCAGTACAGGCGACTCAGGATGGTGCAGCTTATGATGCACCCACAGTGTGCCGTGTGCGGTGCGCCAGCGGATGAGGTTCACCACATCATCCCTCGGCACGTGAGACCCGACCTCACGAAGAGCTTCGACAACATGCAAAGCGTGTGTCGCAAGTGCCATCAGGACAAGCATTTAAATGCCTGATTTTTCCGCAAAAAAAAGTGGACAAAATGTGGATAACTCGACCTCGGAGGGGGGGGGGTAGGTTTTTGGTCGGGGGGGGACCCGTTACGGCTCACCCGTCCTGCCCCGTGAAATCTTCCGCGCCCGCGCGCGAGGCGGTGCTCGCGTACAACGCGGGCGTGCTCGACGGCTCCGTCGTTGCCGGCCGATGGGTGTTCGCGGCCGCCCAACGCTTCGCGCGCGACCTCGAGCGCGACGACCTCGTAATGGACTGGGCGTCCATCGACCGCCTCGGCGCGTTCTTCGAGGACCTCACGCTCGTCGGCGACGACTCGGGCCGCGCCTTCGCGCTGCACCCATGGCAACTGTGGACGCTCGCCAACCTGTGGGGGTGGCGCTACGCCGAGGACGGCCGCCGACGCACGAAACTTGCCATCCTCCAGGTCGCCCGCGGCGCCGGCAAGACGACGCTCGCCGCCGGCCTGTGTCTCTGGGACCTCATGCAGGGCGACGGGCGCCGCGTGCACGTGATCGCGAACAGCGAGCACCAGGCGGAAATCTGCCTAGACACGGCGAAGACGATGGCGTCGCGCGCCGAGCTCGAGGGCGTGGAGGCCCGCTACACGTTCCTCCAGAGGAAGGCCCACGACTGCGAGATGTCGGCCCTGCCGGCGCTCGAGCGCTCCCTGGACGGTCTCAACCCGTCCATGTGGGTCGCCGACGAGGCGGCCGAGTTCAAGGGGCGTTTCTTGACCAAGCTCCTTACAACGGGCAGCAAACGCCGCGAGAGTCTCGGGCTCATCATCACCACGCCCGGCTCGCAACCCGACAACATCTACGGCGAGCTCGTGGCGACGGGCGAGGCGATCCTCCGCGGCGAGGTCGAGGACGATGCATTCATCCCGATCCTGTTCGGGCTCGACCCAGACGACGCGATCGAGGACGAGGGCGCCTGGCCGAAGGCCAACCCGTCGATGGTGTACGGACAGCCCGACGTCAAGAGCCTCCGCCGGGCGTGGAACACGATGAAGCAAAGCCCGCTCGGGCGCCACGAGTTCACGCGCTACCACTGCGCGCGCCTGTGCGAGGACACGGGCGGATGGCTCGACATGGCGCTCTGGCCGGGCGGAAAGCCGATCGACTGGGACGAGCTGAAGGGCAAGCCGGCATGGATCGGGCTTGACCTAAGCAAGACGCTCGACATGTCGGCAATGGTGGCCGCGATTCCGATGGACGACGGGCGCGTCATCCTGCGCGGGTGGTACTGGTGGCCGAAGCAGGACGTCGCGCAACGCGAGATCGACTACCGCCTACCCGTGCGGACCTGGGCGGCCGGCGGACACATCGAGCTCACGCCAGGGCGCGAAATTGATTACGAGCGGATTCGCGTGAAGCTCGCCGAGGTTTCGGAGCATCTATCCGTTCAATCGGTGGCGTACGACCGGTGGGGCTCCAAGTACATGGTGGAGGTGCTCGCCGCCGACGGCCACGAGGTCGAGGCCTACTCCATGGGCGTCGCGACGTTCGGTCCCGGGTGTCAACTGTTTCAGCAACTTTGGGCGGGCGGAAAGATCGTGATCGGCGAAGATCCGATCATGCGGACGGCGTGCCGGACCGCAATTGCCCGCCGCGACAAGAACGGGAACATCACCATCACGAAGGAACAGCGGCGGTCCGTGGTCGACCCGCTCGTCGCCGCCGTGATCGCGGTGCACGCATGGGGCGGCGTATCTGGCTCCATGTACGACGAATGGTAAACCGCACTTTGGACGCGGACAGGGCTTGACGGGACGCGGAGAATACGCGCCGTGCTCAACGCATTGCGCCGCATGTTCGTCGGCCCGTGGACGTCGACCATCCTCTCGCAGGATACGGGCGGCGACATTCCCTATGTTGCCGCCGAGAACGCGCTCCGGTGGACTCCCGTCTACCGCGCAACGACGTTGATCTCAGGCGACATCGGACGGATCCCCGTCGAGGTCTCGGCCGCCGGCGCCGATTCGCTCATGCGTTCACCATCCACGTGGATGAACGCGTTCGAGTTCCGCCGCACGATCACGATGCACGCGCTCCTCTGGGGCAACGGATTTGCCGCCATCAACCGCACCCGAGGCGGCGAGCTCGTCGAGCTCATCCTCCTCGAGCCGGACAGCGTGGCGATCGACGTCAGCACGGGACGCGTGATCTACAAGACGCGCGTGTACGGCGATCTCACCGCCGATCAGGTGTTTCATCTGAAGGCACCCGGCATCTCGGGCCTCTGGGGCGAATCGCCCGTCAATCTCTGCAAGACTTCGATACAGATCCTCGGCACTCAGGAACAGATGGCGCTCAAGGGCTACGCCCAGGCGGGCAACCCGAAGATTGCCATCGTGCACCCCGGCAAGCTCAGCCTCGAGAACCTCCAGAAGATCGAGGCCGACTACATGAAGCGGCACGCCGGCAGCTCAAACGCCGGCCGCCCGCTTGTGCTCGGCGAGGGCGTGAAGATCGACAGGATTTCGTCGACCATCGACGACACGGGCCTCGAGGCGGCGCGCCGCTACTCGATTGGCGACGTGTCCCGCATCTACGGCGTGCCGGCGTCCTACCTCTCGGAGAACGTCGGAAGCGCATACGGCTCGATGGAGTGGCTCTCGCGCATGTACGTCGACGCGTGCCTCTCGCAGTGGATCGAGACGTGGCGCGCCGAGATCCTCGCGAAGCTCGCGAGCCCGTTCGACACCGTGGTATTCGACACCGACAACCTGATCCGCCCGGGCATCGCGGAACAGATGGCGGCGCTCCGCACCGGAGTCGAGGCGGGATTCCTCACCAGGAACGAAGCCCGCGCGCGCCTCGACCTCGAGCCGCTCGATGGGCTCGACGAACCGACGATCGCCCTCAACATGGGAACAGGCGGCGGACAAACCAACATCGGCGACGACACCTCGGCCGCGGAAGGGACTCTTAATGATTTCTAGGCGCGCGGTTGACGCAACCGAACAGAAGATCGAAGGACGCACGCTCGGCGGATACGCGGCCGTCTACAACCAGGACAGCCGCGAGATCGTCGAGGGCGGCCGCAAGTTCGTCGAGCGGATCGCACCTGGCGCGTTCAACGAGACGCTTTCCAACGGCGGCGACGTCAAGCTATTCATTAATCACCGCACCGACGAGATACCGCTTGCGCGCTCTCGCGCCGGAACGCTGAAGCTCAAGAGCGACCGTAACGGGCTCAATTTCACCGCGGATCTTCCCGAGACGGTGCGCGGCGAAGAGTTGCGCGTCGCGCTCGAGCGTGGCGACCTGAGCGGCGAGATGTCGTTCGGTTTCGTCGTCACCGAGGACAGCTGGAACAAGGACAGGACTCAGCGCCTCGTCAAGCGCGCCGAGCTCCTCGAGGTGTCGGTCGTCACCGACGCCGCGTACCCCACGACATCGTCGAGCCTGCGGAGCGTGTCCGCGGCCGCCATAGAGGCCGCTCGTCTGCGGCTCGCACTTCACCACGCAAGGATGGACACCCACAATGAGCGATGAGCTGAATGACATCATGAACGCGACGCACGTCTACCGCAAGCAGCTTGCGGACATCGAGCGCCGCAACGGCACCGCGACCCAGGCCGTCGTCGACAACCCGTTCAAGACCACAGGCGAAGAGCGCCAGAAGCTCGAGAAGATCGACGCCGACCTCTCGGCCGCCGAGCTCCGCGCGCAGCTCAAGGCCACCGAGGCCCGCCTCGCGAAGCTCGAGGCGACTCCCGTGCTCGAGTCGCGCGCTCCCCGCGCGAACGGCATCGGCACCGACGGCGAGGCCTACGCCGCCCGTTGGCTCAAGGCGATGGTGAGCGGCGACCGCGCCGAACTTCGCGCGATGTCGACCGGAACGACCAACGCTCCGATTCCCGTGGACATGGAGCGCCGGATTATCAACAAGATGTACCAGGCGTCCGTGATCCGGCAGCTCGCCACCGTGCAGACCATCGACAGCGATCGTCAGATCACCGTCGAGGCGTCTCAGCCCGCCGCCGCACTCGTCGCCGAAGCGGGCTCCATCACCCCCGCTGATTTCACCTTCGACCGCGTGACCGTGAACCCGTACAAGTTCGTGGTCGCCTCGAAGATGTCGCAGGAGTACATCGACGACTCGATCGGGAACGCCGGCATCGGATCCATCCTCAACTGGGTGGCCGACCGCTTCGGCGTCGCGATGGCTCGCGAGACGGAGGAGTACTACACGATCGGCACCGGCTCGTCTCAGCCGCAGGGCATCGGCGACACCACCTCGACCGCGTGGGCTAGCACCAACACCGGTCGCATCATCAACCAGGGCGTGGCGCTCACCGAGGACCAGACGGTTGTGAACATCAGCGCCGACAACGTGATCGACCTCGTGCACGCGGTGCCCGTCGCCTACCGCACGGGCCGCTTCGCGATCCTCACGTCCGACGCGGCGGTGAAGGCGATCCGCAAGCTGAAGGCCAACAACGAGTACATTTGGCTCCCCGGCGGTGCCGGAAATAACCAGGGCATCACCGTTGGCGCCCCGGGCACGATCTACGGCGTGCCGTACTACGTGAACGAGTGGATGCCGTCGACCGCCGCGCAGACCGGGACCGGCGCCGACGTCCGCGGCTCCGCGCTCCTGATCGCCGGCAACTGGGAGTACTTCGGCATCTTCGACCGCACCGGCATCCAGAGCATGATCGACCCGTACTCGGCCGCGAGCACGCTCGAGACCACCATGTACATGTGGATGCGGACGGACTCCAAGATCCTCCTCCCCGAGGCGTTCGCCGCCATCTACGCGCCGAACGCGAGCTGAGCATCTTCTTACCCCATGGACCTCGCCGCGGAAACGCGGCGTAGGTCTTTTCCATGTCCGTGCCCCTCTCCACAATCAAATCCGCGCTTCGGATCGATTACGACGACGACGACACGGATCTCATCCGCCTCCGAGAGGCGGCGATGCAGCTTGTGGAGAAGGAAACGGGCCGCGCGCTCACGCAGCGTACGGAGACGCTCTACCTTTCGTCTTGGACGGACACGGTGCTCCCCGGCTTCCCGTACACGTCCGTCACGAGCGTGGCCTACACAGACGGCGCAGGCGCGTCCCAGACGCTCGCCGCGGCCAACTGGTGGGTGGACCTGTCGGATGGCCCAATGCCCGTGCTCCGGTTCCTCGAGAAGCCCACGCGCAAGGAAGGAACCATGGTCGTCGTGACCTACGCGTGTGGGCACGACGCGCTCCCTGACCCGCTCACCCATTGCGTGATCGCGCTCGTCGGGGGGTGGTACAACAACCCCGAGGCGTTCCAACCGATCGCGCTGTCGGCGGTGCCGATGTCCGTCGGATACATAATGGACAGCTACCGCGTGCGGAGCCCGATC